AATTATAGATATTCGATTACAAGGTCTTAAACCTGGACTACATGGATTTCATGTACATGAATATGGAGATATGAGCGATAAGTGTGAAAGTATGTGCGCGCATTTCAATCCCTATGGAAAATCCCACGGTGGTCCATGCGATAAAAATCGACATATAGGTGATCTAGGAAATATTACAGTTTCTGGGGACGGAACCGCGAATGGGCGTATAGTTGATTCGATGATTAAATTAAGAGGTGTAAAGTCGAATATAATTGGTCGTGGACTTATTATTCACGCAGACGAAGATGATCTGGGAAAAGGAGGAAAACCGGATAGTTTGACTACAGGTCATGCAGGTAAACGGATTGCTTGTGCTGTAATAGGTTATTCGAAACCGATATAGTTCAAATGAATATTATTTTCTAAAATATTATTCATTATGCATAAATATTATCAGCTTTTGAGTCTTGACGAATATTATTCGTTTTTTCTTCGAATAATTGAGATTGATATTTTACGGGTGGCATAACTTCATTTTCTTTATATTTACCAGAAGCAACTGCATTATGAGTATAAACCACTCCGCCCCAGTTAGTATCCATTGGATTATCACTTATTAACTCCATCTCTGTAGAGTCATGTATTTTATCTAATTCAGAATATCTTCCGATATAAAGACCCATACTATCAAATCCTGGATAATTATTTCGATTATAAATATCACTCTCTCGATTCGCATCAATATATTTATAAGGTTGTTCTGGATTATTATATACATTGGTTGTTTCAGGAAGAGCTCCTTCATAAGAATATGGATTTGAACGAACACGATATACGTGATGTCCCTGAGCATTTACTTCTTCTTGTAAAACGAGAACAGGACAGGTTATACCTTTCTTTTTCTGTATTTCAACATAGTTAATATATTCATCTAAACTATAAAAGGGGAGTGGATTTGTATCCGAACGAGGAAGTTTAGTATTTATTAAAAGAAGGGTACTCCCCGATTTTATTAATAAATCTGGACAATGATTTTCTTTTTTTGAATCTTCTTCTCTCTGTTTTTCATTTTCATTCTCAAGTCCTTCTTGAAATGTATAGAAATAGCCTCCTGCTAAAAACGATATTATAATAAAGAGAATAAATAAAAATTTTATTGATTCAATATGTTGCATTCTTAATTACTATATTCTAATATATTTTTCGAGAGATATTTTTCTTAAATACAATTTAAGATAAATAGAACAGAAAGAAAATACTCTTCTATATATATTATAATGTCGGTTTATGCTAATTATGTAGAATGTATTGAACCTGGTACATATGATATAGTTGCTGTATCAAAGAGAATTAAAGTATATTTAGTAGGAGGAGGTGGAGGTGGTGGCGGTGGTGGAGGCGGTCAACATAATAATAATAGGCAAGATGACCGTTCTGGTGGCGGAGGAGGTAGTGGTTCATCTGGTGAAATTCAATATTGGGTAAACTCGGATGATACAATCTATGACTCGACAAACAATATAGGAAAAAAAATTAAGGTTAAGATTGGAGAAGGAGGTTCTGCTGGAGGAGCTGGAAGTGAAGGTGATCCAAGAGCAAAGGATGGAGGAAATGGAACCGATGGAGTAGCCACTTCTATTACGATAGATAATAATAATAAAGAGAGTTGTACAGCAAATGGAGGTAAGGGTGGAATTGGTGGACAAGGAGGGTGGAGAGGAGGAGGAGGTAATGCAAATGGTGGTGTAGGAGGGGCAAGTGGCGGAACATTCAGTACTGCAGGCAATTCTGGTGGTTATGGAAGTAATGCGTCACAAATTTATCGTATTACACAATTATCAAATGGTGGAGGTGAATCAAATCCTACTTCAAATAATGCACAAAGACAATTTCAAATACCAAACACTAATAATTTTACGAATTTAACTTTAACAAATTCTGGAATTTATCCTAATAATAAACCAGGACTTGGAGGAGCTGGAGGTAAAGGTCATGATCGTATTGGAGTTGCACAATCTGGTCAACCTGGTGGTAAAGGATATGCGCGTATTTATTTCCTAGAGATTTAATTAATAGAAGGCAATTCATCACATACATGAAACCATCCCGTAACAATATATTTATCTTCCGAAATAGGCATTTTTCCGCGATGTGGAAACGTCCAACTTGCTGGGAAAAGTAATAGTTTACCTGCCTCTGGTTTTACCTCAATTTCTCCTAAAATTTCGGTTTCACCTCCTTCATTTACTGTATTTAAGTACCAGATAAACGTAACTACACGGAATTGGCGAGAATCCCATTTTACGGAAAAGTCTTCATGATATATGTATTTTCCTTCTCCTTTCCGATATCTTTGTATCTGGTAAGTTTCCTCCGATAAATATTTTGCACTTATAAATTTATAATTGTCTTGAATAAAATTCGGATGAGATACATTTAGCCCTTTTATATAAGTATTAATATTTCTTTGGAGAGATTCGGTTAAAGCTTTACATATCGGATTCCAGATACTTTCTTCGTCATACATACTTTCTGGAGGTATCGCATAATCCATTGTATTTTTTACACCAGTATTATGTCCCGAAGCAGTTACTCCGTCATATTGTAATTCTCGTTTTTCTTCAAATGTTTTAATAATATTTTCGCATAATTCGAGAGAAATTGCGTTTGGACATTCATAAATAAATTGATTTAACATTCTAAATAAATATAACAACGTATTATATTTATTCTTATTTTTAGAAATATATAAATATAGTATATAATGCCGAAATCTAAAACTCAAAAATCTAGATCACCAAAATCTAAAACTCAAAAATCTAGATCATCAAACTCACCAAATGTAAAAAAATATTTATTTGGTAAAGTCTACGCTGATTGGTGTGGAGCATGTCAAGCATTAAAGCCTAATTGGGACGAAATGATAAGTATCTTAAAAAAATATGATAAATCACAATCTGAAAGACAACTCAATGACTCAAATGTTGTAGCTAATATGGATGGAATTGTTATAGAAGTTATAGAGATACAAGATACAAATTTTGATAGTTATACAAAAAAAAATAAACTGTTAAATGATTTAACCGCAAATGGATATCCAACTATATTTCGTAAAGAAATAGAACCAACACAAACCTCAAAATTTGAATATTATACTGGAGGAAGGAATCCTAATGATATGATTGCATGGGCTTCGGGAAAACCGACTATTGGTGGTTCAAAACATTATAAAAGATATCATCATAATAAGTATCGTCATAATACTGTAAAAAAGAATTATCATAATAAATCATTCTCTCAACGAATCGCAGAATTTTGGGGGTGGAAATAAGAAAAATTGGTGGTATAAAAATGATTTTATAAAAACATATAAAAAAATCCGAATATGTTCTTATATAAATGCCTCGTGCTATTGGTATCGATTTAGGAACGACTTATTCATGTGTTGGCGTATGGCAAAACGATCATGTAGAGATTATCGCGAATGATCAAGGTAATCGCACAACTCCTTCCTATGTATCCTTTACAAATGAAGAACGTTTGATTGGTGAAGCCGCAAAATCTGCAGCGGCGAGTAATCCGTTAAATACCGTTTTTGACGCAAAACGCTTAATCGGACAGAAATTCGATGATCCAAAAGTCCAATCCGATATAAAACACCTTTCCTATAAAGTAGTCAAGGATCAAGATAAGCCGATGATAAATGTAGATTTTAGAGGTGAATCCAAGACATTCTCTCCCGAAGAAATTAGTTCTATGATTCTTAGTAAAATGAAGGAAACCGCGGAAGCCTATCTAGGAGAGACAGTTACTGACGCAGTGGTTACCGTTCCCGCATACTTTAACGATTCACAGAGACAGGCAACGAAAGACGCAGGAGCAATTGCCGGTCTAAATATTCTGCGTATTATCAACGAGCCTACTGCCGCCGCTATCGCATATGGTCTAGATAATAAGTCCTCTACTGATAAAAATATCCTGATTTTTGATTGTGGAGGTGGAACTTTCGATGTATCTATTCTATCTATTGAAGATTCGATTTTCGAAGTCAAAGCGACCGCAGGAGATACTCATCTCGGTGGCGAGGATTTCGATACAAAATTAGTAGAATATTTTATTCAGGAATTCAAACGTATTCATAAAAAGGATATTTCCGAGAATAAACGCTCGTTGAGGCGATTGAGAACCGCATGCGAAACCGCAAAACGTAACCTATCGGCTTCATCCGTCGCCAACATCGAAATCGATAGTTTATTCGAGGGACAAGATTTTATTACTACACTTACACGGGCAAAGTTCGAGAATCTATGCGATGATTTATTTAAGAAAACCATGGAACCGGTAGAGCAAGTATTACGCGATTCGAAACTCTCAAAGTCAAATATTCATGAGATTGTACTGGTCGGAGGGTCTACTCGTATTCCAAAAATTCAATCTTTACTTAGCGAATTTTTTAATGGAAAAGAACTATGTAAGACTATTAATCCCGACGAGTGTGTCGCATACGGAGCCGCAGTTCAAGCCGCGATTTTAACTGGCTCTAAGGATTCTAGAATTTCGGATTTACTATTATTGGACGTATGTCCTCTCAGTTTAGGACTAGAAACAGCGGGAGGTATTATGACAAAAATCATCAATCGCAATACAACGGTTCCTACCAAAAAGTCCCAAACATTCTCTACCTATGCCGATAATCAACCTGGAGTATTGATTCAGGTATTTGAAGGAGAACGTGCAATGACTAAGGATAATACTATCCTAGGTAAATTCCAGCTAGATGATATTCCACCGATGCCTAGAGGCCAGCCTCAGATTGAAGTTTGTTTTGATCTTGACGCGAACTGTATTCTAAACGTATCTGCTTCCGAGAAATCGACGGGTAAAACGAACAAGATTACTATTACAAACGATAAAGGTAGATTAAGTAAGGAAGATATTGAACGCATGGTAGAAGAAGCTGAGAGATATAAAGAAGAAGATGACCGAATTCAGGCAAAGATAGAGGCGAAAAATAATCTTGATAGTTCGATTTTTAGATTAAAGGCGATGTTAAAAGAATCTAATTCTAATGGAAATGAAGAGATTGAATACAAGATAAAGGAAGCGGAAGAACTCGTCGATAATAATATGGCAACAAAAGAAGAATATGATGCGAAACGTAAGGAGGTCGAAGAACTATTTACTAAAGTGGCTCAAGAACCACAACCAGAAGAGCAATCGAAAGAAGAAACATATGAGCCAAAGATTGATGAAGTGGATTAGAAAATATATAAAAATAATGAATAAAAATAGCGTAGAGTATATCAATTTTATTTTATTCATAAAATTGATAGGTTTTGAAGATGTAATAAAAACCGTATAAAAGTATAATCATAATCATATTAGAAATGTCGTCCAAACCAAGAACTGTCGGTAAATATTTTCGGCTCATAGATTTTCATGTCTATGATAATCATCCGAAGAATAACTCTCCTCATTCATCGGATAGTTCCGTCGAATCGAATCCAAAATATATTAGTTGCGCAGATATCCCCTTTACGATTCAAATGTTTGGATTGAACGAATCGGGAGAAACATGCTGTATCTATATCAATGATTATAAACCGTTCTTCTACGTGAAAGTCGGGGATAATTGGAACGATAGTACTGCGCAGTTATTTCTAGAACATATTAAACAAGATAAATCAATGAAATATATAAAAACGGGTATTCTCTCGGCGAAAATCGTCGAGCATAAAGCTCTCTACGGATTTACCGGTGGAAAAACGTTTAGATTTGTTCTTCTTACTTTCCAGAATATCCAATCGATGAATAAAGTGAAGAATCTATGGTATTCCTACGATCAAGAAACGAACGAACGAAAATTAGCGAAATATAGGTTTATGGGAACTACATTAGAACTCTATGAAAGTTCGATTGCGCCCATTCTGAGATACTTTCATATCCAGAATATCAGTCCTTCTGGATGGGTACGTATCAATACTCCAAAATGTAGAGTTCCCGCTGAAAAAACAACAACATGTACCTACGAATATATCTGCTCTTTAAAATACGTCATAGCTGCTCCAGAACGTGAAACCCGTGTTCCATATAAAATATGTAGTTTTGATATTGAAGCCAGTTCGTCCCATGGAGATTTTCCGCTACCTAAGAAAACGTATAAACGTCTAGCGACAAATATCGTGGATATATTTCAGAAACAAATACAATCTGGTATCGCGAATGCGGGAATGCTAACAAAACTGCTTTCTAAAAGTATTCATACCGCATTCGGATATTCTACATTAGAAGACATTGATTGTGTATATCCAAAATATCATCCTCCGAAAGAAACCATTGAGAGGCTCATTACACACCTATTGACCTCTGATATAGATGATCCTAATTATACGGATGTGGCGGATTCAAAGGCGAATCAGGCGGCACTTACTATCGAACGTATGTTTGAGAAAATAAAAGAATCCGCAGATTCGGGGGGAGTGGAAGAAGATGCAGATGAGGAAACGGATGATAGTGTAAAACCCGTATCTAAGAATATAAAACCTACAAAAATGAATAATAAGAAAAAAAACGCCGTCGTAAAAAAAACAAATACGATTCTAGATATGTTGACAAACGACGAGTATAGTCGAGAGGAGAAAATCGATATTACGAATGCTAAATTAGGTAAAACCTTCCCTCCGATAGAAGGCGATAAAGTAACGTTTATCGGGTCGACCTTTTTAAGATATGGTGAATCTACCCCCTATTTAAACCATTGTCTAGCACTAGGGTCATGTGATCCAGTTGAAGGCGCGGAAATCCAATCCGTCGAGGAAGAATCCGATTTATTAACCGAATGGACGAATCTCATCCAGCGTGAAAATCCCGATATTGTTATTGGGTATAATATATTTGGATTCGATTATGAGTTCATGTTTCGCCGAGCAGAAGAATTAAGTATCGAGGAAGAATTCTTTAAATTATCGCGAGTCAAAAATCATTTATCCGCAAAAGAAATCCTCGATAAAGAAACCGATACTACGAGATATGAAATCGAAAATACGAAGATAGCGATTGCTTCCGGAGAATATGACCTCCGGTACTTTAATATGTGCGGACGTCTCCAGATTGATATGTATGCTTATTTCCGCCGAGATTTTAATCTATCCTCGTATAAGCTCGACGATGTCGCCGGACAATATATTAGCGACGATATTCGAAAAGTAGAAACCGCGAATGGAATCACGCGATTATTTAGTTCGAATTTAGCCGGCCTTAATAAAGACGATTTCATCCATATTGAAATCACCGGATTCTCCGCAGACTACTATGGAGATGGTAAGAAATTCCGAGTTCTAGAAATCGAATATGGAGTTAAAGT